ATAAAGAAGACGTAAACCATTGATACCAGGATAGCCAATATCTTTGTCTTCTACAACATCAGTTTCAGCATTACGTAAACCAATAGCAGAATACATTAAACTTTCTCGCCAATCATCATTACTTGCTTTATGTTTAGCAAGAAAGTAAAAAGCTTCAGGTCTTTCAGGCATTGTCTCAATAGCAATCTTAAGTAAACCTTCTGTACTGTGATTCCTATCTCTGCTTCTATCATAGATGAATGCACCCATAATCATAGATTTGTATTGAATCCATTTATCATCCCAAGTTTTGCCTGTAGACATATCGGCAGCTCTTAGATACCAACCAAATGCAGCTGCGCCTTGTTCTCTTATATCATATTCTCTTGCAAGCTTATAGATTTTATGTGGGTTTTCATAATCTAATACTACATCATTTAAAATATCTAAATTAATATTATTCATTTAATCACCCTTTGTCCATTAAAAAATCTAAGAATAGTTGCTGTGGCATTCTTAAAATATAACATGCATTATCTTGCCACCCAAACGAAATCAGCACATCACCAGTTTCTGGATGAACTGTCATGCCAGTTACGAATTCGATATTATAATCTGTGTTTGTAACATGATCGTAGAATGTACCCATGAAGTGGAACTTTCTAGAAGTATGAACGATATTCCAATCATTATCCCATATTAAAACACGGTGAGAATAATCACCATCTTTACGATTAAATGGATCTCTTAATAGATTTGTTTCATGAATAAATGCCATACGTTGGTTATCATTGATACGAATAACCTGTGAACCACCACGAAAATCTTTTTCAAATGGTTGTCTATCAGACTCGTCTTTAAAAACATTTTCTGTAGTACCTGCTTCAATATCAAATTTACATACTTGAGTAGGGTTACACCATTTTACGAAATGATATGGCATATCCAAAACAGGCATCCAATTCTTTTCACAATAACTTCCGTCACCATCAGGCGCAGGAATAGGATGTCGTGAAAGTTCAACCCAGCTTTTTGTTTTCTTATCCCATTCAATTTGGCATAATTCCATACGGCCTTTACCTTTATCGTCGTAGCAATCTCTACGAACACCACAAAGATAAAGTTTTTTATCCCACTCAAATAACCGAGCATCTTCTAGACCAATAAAGTTCCATGTTGGATCTGTATCTAGAACCATGTCAACACGATCAGCAGACTTCAAATTTAAATCTGAGTCAAGCTTACACATCACATTATGTGTTCTAAGTGTTACGTCATTTTCGGGATGAATGTAAACAAGCGGTCCCCATTGATGTGGGAACCGTTTACCTTCTGAATGGTAAAGGATATAGTTTACGTGTCTGATGTTAAGAAGAAGCTCTCCATCACGAGAGTAAATCGAAGGGTTCATAATACCCGCTTCGTTTCCTAATACTGACTTGGGTAGTAAGATAGGATGTAGAGAACCACCTCTTTTTAAAGCGTACGTCGCTAAGCCACCCATATGCAAATCGTGCATGTCACCTCCATTATATAAAATTTTAAATTAACTTAATAGTATTATATATACTACCAACCAGGTTTAATCTGGCGAGTCCTATTTCTGTTAATTTTAATATTCAATTGTTCATTAATTCTTGCTATCTCAGCATCTGAGATTGATTCTTCTAACCATGCAACTACTTGCACATTAGTTAAATCATTCAAAGCAACGAAATCAGCAGCAGCGGTATCTGCAGCTGAAAAATTGGTGTTTCCGACATAACTTGCCTTTGTTCCATCCGTGTCAGTAGCATGTCTTCTCCACTTAACATTTACAACAGAGTTCTCAAGAAGTGTTCCTTCTGAGTTTAACTCGTCCTGTAAACCGAGTTTTAAGATTCGCCATGTATAATTCACGATAGAATTCCTTTACTATTCGCCGTCATCGGCAGGAGCTGCTTCACCGTCTGCGGCTGCTGTAGCTGCTGCTTCAACTGCATCCTCAGAAGCCCAAGGTAATGTTGGCTCTGTAGTAACTTGCTCGTCAAGATTTCTTTGAAGTTGACCAATAATATGTGCTTTATATGTTGCATCAGCCTCTACTACTGCTTGAATCCAACCAACAACTGTTGCTTCTTCTAAGTTCTCGAAAGATGTGAAATCTGCAGCAGGGACGTTAGCTGCTGTGAATGGTGTTGCACCAGACCATTCGGCAACATTGTCGTTGTCGTCTGTTCCAGTTACTTTCCAATATGTTTGGCAAACTGCATTCGAGTGTGTAACACCTTCTGAGTTTACTTCGTCTTTTACTTTAAGCCCTGTAACGCTATATGCTAATGTAAGTGCCATTTTTTTATTCTCCTAAGTTTAACATAACCTTCCGTTATGCTATCATAATCTTATTTATATGTTTTAGTCTCTATGCAGATAAAGATCTACTGGTATGCATATCCTCATTCTTGAAAAGTAAGGATTTACATGGTGGTACGTAAAGCTTGGAAATATTAAATAGTCTCCAGTCTTTGGTGTATGCTTATACTGTTCAAACATTGGATCAAACCAATCGTCGTATCCTCGATTTGCATTAGATCGTGGATCAGTAAAAACAATATCACCGCCAGAATTCTGATCTGCTGCCATCGCATAGAATACGGCAGACAAATGAGCTCCTGAATGGTTGTGAATAGTCATATTATAATCTTCACCGTGGCCAGTAATCCAGCCTTTCATGGTGTGACCATTCCAGTCTTCGATTTGCTTTCCAACAGTACTCATTAAATAATCGTTAAAGGCTTTGTAAGCAAATTCTTTAAACTGATTTAATTCCTCTGAATCATTTTCAAAGATATTAAAACCATTTAATTCGCCTTGTAAGTTATTCATATCCATATTAGTTAAAATATGATTTACAAGATCCATGCTATCAAAGCTACCTTGCCCAACAACCGTTGGCCATAAGTCTTTAAATTCCATAATATAACCTCTCATAATATACTTGTACTTATATTTATAACAAAAATAAGGGTGTACATTTTCATCATTGTATGGTATTATATATAAATAAAGCGCTACAGTAAGGAACATCTATATGATATTTGAGAATTTTGAGAATTGGTTGTTAACAGAAGACTGTTTTGAAAATCATGATGTATCACACATAGATGTAAATGGAAAGCAACACTATCTAAAACAATCAGAATACATGGCTTATCTCGGCGAGATGACTGTATTACTTGCAAATAAAGCTACTATTAAAGTAGAGCAAGTAGAAAAATGGTTTGGTTATATGGATAGAACAGCACATGCATTTTATAATGCTGCAAACGGTCCGTCATTCGATACTCATACAGATCCTATAGATGTTCTTATAGAATGTTTGGATGGTAAGAAGATTCTAGAAATAGATGGCGAAGAAGTTGTATTAGAACCACACGATAAAGTTCTTATTCCTGCACATACTGAGCATAGAGCACTTAATTATGAAAAGGCATTAATGATTTCCTATGGCATTGGCGACACAGAAACACTTACTCGTATACGTTAAAACCACCGAAACTTGTAATCTAAACTGTTCACATTGTTTTACTTCCGGATCCAAAGGGCGTAAAATATATTTTGATTCAGTTAAGACGGCAAACTGGTGTAACGAATTAGATACGAATGACAACCAGATTCATTTCGAATATCATGGGGGCGAACCTATGCTTGCTCCTATGAAAGATTTGATGGGCTTCTATGATATTACAAAGAAGCAATGGGGCGATCGGTGTACGCATGGTATTACAACAAACCTTGTTTTTAAACTCAAACCAGAACATATAGAATTCTTTAAACTACTTGATGGTGGATATATCGGTACATCATGGGATCCGAATATTCGTTTTGCAAATGAAAAGCAAAGAACATTATGGGAAAACAATGTTAAAGAATTAGTAGCTCAAGGCTTTAAAATCAAATGCTTTATATCTGTATCTGTTGATGTTGTAAAGATGCAGCCAAAAGATATTGCTGATTATATGCATACACTTGGTATTACTGAAATATCATATGAGAGATTAACCCATAACGGTAATGCTACAATCAATTTAAATATATTCCCACACAATCGAGAACTAAATGATTGGTGGATGTTAATGCATGAAACTACACAAGATCATCCTGTAATCAATGGATTTTTAAATACTGTTTATGATAAGTTCGATCATGGTGAATTCTTTAGTGGAACATTCTGTAGGGATTGTGAACAAAAGCTACATACGATTAATGCTGATGGTACGGTAGCTGGTTGTCCTAATGCTGCACCAACTGATTGGTATGGCACTATTGATACACCAGCATTAGAAGTTCGTCAATCACCAAAGCGTATGGAAATTATTTCGTGTGAATTGCATGATAGAGATCCACGTTGTTATAAATGTCCAGTGTTTATGTATTGCCATTCAGATTGTCATCAGTTAGAATGGATGGATGATGTATGTCCAGCACCTAAACAATTAATGATGACGTTAGCAAAAGAAAAAGGTTGGATAGAATCTGACCAATATGAAATTGAAAGTAATATTATACCTGTTAAGATGGTGATGTAATGGATTTGATAATTAAACCAACCGAAGCTTGCAATTTTAAATGCAGCTTCTGTTCAAGTACATCTATTGATCCGGATAAAGCTGGACTATTAGATTTAAATTATATCTACGATTTCTTAAAAAGATTTCCAGATACAAATACAATCATTGTAAATGGTGGTGATCCTTTAATGGTTGATCCTCAATACTATTGGGATCTAATTGCGCATATGGATGAACATGACTATCCAGCAAGTATTAGCTTTACAAGTAATCTTTGGCCATTCCTTATTAAACCAAAGAAGTGGTTAGATCTATTTAATCACGATCGTCTTGGTGTTACAACATCATTTCAATATGGTGGTGGTAGATTAAAAGGTGACTTTACTAACTTTTCTGAAAAAGATTTTTGGCTTGTATCAGATAAGATGTTAGAACTATGTGGTTATAGACCTGATTTTATTTCTGTTATTCTAGAAGAAAACCTTGATACTGCAATTGATAATGTATTACTTGCAAAGAAGATGGGTGTTAACTGTAAATTAAATTATGCAATGGCATCTGGTA